AGCCTCTTACTTTTTATTCATAACTTTTTAATGCTTTTTCCATGATGTCCCAAGCTAAGTCTACGTTTACTTCTGTAGCGAAATAGGCATTAGGTTCTTGTTTATAAGTATTATGCAAATCAACAGACATTGTGCCATATGTGAGGTCACTTTGATGCTCAATTTGGATAAATGTTTTTTGTAATGTGAATATTTCAGAATGCAGTAAATATAAAATTGTACAAGCATCATGGATAGGACCTCCGTCCATATCGAATTGCGATTTATATGTAGATTTAAAGAACTTTAAGAGTTCAACTACGAAATGTGATATTGGATTATTGATTTTATGAAATCTTTCAATAACAGCATCGTCTGCTAATAATTGATGTGTTACATCTAATCCGAATACTACAACTGGGATACCACTTTCAAATACTTTTTTAGCTGCTTCTGCATCAACCCAAATATTAAACTCCGCTGTAGGTGTCCAGTTTCCAAAAGAAACGCCATTACCCACACTATCAATAAAAATCTATATGATTTACGATTAAGTCATTAGGTATCCTGTTTCTACCGTACCCAGAACCTTCAATGAAGGTATAATAAATATTCTTAACGCTAGAACGTACCAGGCTTTCTTTATCTGTTTCTTGAAGTAATTGCCAACTATTTATGATTGTATCTCTTAGTTCAATCACTTCATCTATTTTGATATCTTTACTTTTTCTCTTATTAAGTTCTTCAAGTTGTTCTTCGTATAATTTATATGCTTTTTGTGTTTCATTCATTCGTTTCGTAAATTCTTCTAAAGTTATTAACTCTAATGAGTAGGCTTGTTGATATTTTTCGCGTTGCTTTAAAATTTTGTCCCCGTCTATAATATCAATGTGTTCTGTCTTCTTATTTATGTCAAGTTTATCTTCTTTGAAATCTGCTTTACTTAAATAACTGATAAACGCTTTTTCTACTAATTCTTTTTGTAAACTGAAACTAGATACTTCTTTATTTTTTTGGCACTTTTCACAAATGTAACTCGCGTTATATCTATAACTACCATCTTTTTTCTTTCTTCTCCAAGTGTTTAAAGTTAGTTTTTTTCCGCACTGGTGACAAACCAACTTATTTCTAAATATAGTAGTATGACTTCTCTTTTTCGTTCTTGTTCTGGATTTAGTCTTTTCAATTATCAATTGATAAGTTTCTTCATCCATAATAGGTTCGTGCGTATTTTCGACTAACACGTCACCAATTTTAGTGTGTCCTCTACTTACTGGACTGGTTAATACATAACTTACGGTTGTTCTATCCCATATCTTTCCTTTAGGTGGACTGTACTTAGATAAAGTTAATTCTTCGGTAATACCTCTTATGCTTATGCCATCTAACGCACGTTTTACGATGTACTCTGCTATTTCTCTTTTTTCGTTTGGCACAAGTTTACCTTCTACTTTATCGTAATAAAAGGGCGGGCTAGTTGTATAAATGCCTTTTTGAGTTGCTGCTTGTCTTCCCATTTTAGTTCTTTCGGCAATTGTAGAACGTTCCCATTCAGCCATAGCACCAACTAGAGTAATAAATAGTTTGCCGAAAGCATTAGTTGTATCAAAAACTTCTGTAGCCGAACGGAATGACACGCTATTCTTTTCAAATATTTCTAACAGGTTCATTAAATCTTTTACTGATCTTGTGAGTCTATCTAATTTGTAAACTAGAATTAAGTCTATATTTTCTAAATCATTCATAAGTTTATCGAGTCCAGGGCGAGTAGTATTACCTCCAGAAAAACCAGGGTCAATATATTCATCGTATATTTTCCAGTCTTGAACTTCACAAAATGCTTTCAATCTTTTTCGTTGTTCATCAATAGAATGCCCTTCACGTGACTGTTCTAAAGTACTAACCCTACAATAAATGGCTACTTTCACAATCTGCCTCCTTATAAGAAAACCCCACAAGATGTGAGGTTTGTTTAATTGAGTATATTTCTGATTGCAATATCTGCTATTTCTGTACCTTCATTTAATTCTTTTAATGCTGAGTCTAAATCATTGGTATCTTCAGAACTTTTAAAGGTATCTAAATGTTGCATTGCTTGTGTGTAGTGTTCATCTGCTTCAAGTAAATCTGCATGATCATCGGCAAATTGTTTAGGCGGTATAACTTCTTCTTTAAGACCTTTTATGATAAACGAACTATTCTCAAGAAGCATATTAACACCATCAATTTTTTCTTTACCTACATCTGTTAGCATACCTTTAGAATTCATTTCGGTAGATAAATCAGACAAGTCGCTACCGGCATTCTGAATTTGACTTCTATATGAAGAAATTTCTTTTTTATATTCGCTAACTGACATAGCTTTATCTGATGAGTCCTTATTTTGCTTTTCATTATTTTCTGTATCATTTTCTTTTTTATTTAGTTCTTCAGTTTTCTTGGCTTTTTCTTCTAACCTTTTATTCGTTTCTTCAATTTCTTTTTGCTCTTTCTCTTTTTTACTTTCTTGTTTGTTGGCTTCTTCTTTCTGGTCTTCTGTCATATCAGCCATACAGCCCATAAATAAAAATAATACTATACCTAAAATAGCTATTATACCTAGACAGCCACCACAACCTATTACCCAGTCTTTCTTTGATGTTTGATTTTCTTCCATTCCACATAACCCCTTTACTTTAATATTTAATAACGGTTCTTTTTAGCTTCCCTATAACTCTAAATTCATCTGATTCTCCAACAATACGAGGAGGATAGTTAGCATTTTCAGATTGTAAAATGATTTGATTTCCTTGTTTATATATTCTTTTTAATAGAGTTTCTCCGTTAACATCAACTGCACAAATCTCTCCATTTTCGAAATCTTGTTGCAGTCTAATTAATACTAGGTCTCCATCATATATTCTAGCACCAGTCATACTATCTCCGGTTGCTTTAAGATAAAAATACTCTGCGCCATTTAACCATTCTTTTGGAGTAGGTTCGTAACCTAAAACATTCGGAAAAGTAACAACACCAGACCCACAGAATACTTCATTAACGATTGGTAAGTTAACAGTTGTCTGAACGATAAAGTCTTCTTCTGGTAAATCTAGTAAATATGCAGGTGTTGTTTTAAAGAAATCTGCTATATAGTACAAAGTTTTACCACTAGGCTCTGCACCTTTTTCCCATCTTGAAATAGTACTTTTATTTATATTTAAATCATACTTATCGTTTAATTTTTGAGCTAATTCATCCATTGTTAGTTTGTTTTTTCTTCTGATTTCTTTTAATTTTTTATCAAATGTCATGTTGCTTCCCTACCTTTAAGAATTAGTTTTTGAAAAAACTTTGTAATTACATTATATAGGAAGTGTTACGCATACGCAACAATTATTTTAAAATATTACACATTTTGTGTTGAATACGCAACTAACATGTGTTAAAGTAACTTTAGTTGCTAGAACGCAACAATAACTTAAGGAGGTAAAAAAATGATTGGGGGATATCCTAAATTTAAAAAATATATGTCTGATAACAATATTAGCCAACAAGAAATTGCATTGTTATTAGGGTATAGTCGTGAGAAAGTGAATAGCATTTTAAACGGCACTTCTAGGTACGGGACGGATTTTACCGGCAAGGATTTTAAATTAATTCACGAAACATACGGTATTAATGTAAATGAATATTTTTTTAATTATGAAGTTGCAGATACGCAACTAAAAGGAGGTGAATAGTATGTCAAAAAAAGAAGTAACCATTCCACGACATGTTGCGCAATACTGGTTTGATTTCATGAATGATCGTGGGCTAATTGAGGAGGTCATAAAAATGAGAAGGGAGGCAGTGAAATGACGACAACTTGGCACTTTATCAAATATCCAGTATTAACTTTGTTAGTCGTAATTGAGTTTTTCATCATTGCAGCATTCAGTGTAACCCCATTCGAACATTCATTCCTGTTCTGGTTACTCACAGTGATGTTGTTTGAAATGTGGGACCAAGTAAAAGAAATGGAGGGCAACCGTAATGAATAAATTAAAACTTATCAAAATAACACTCCTAATCATCATCTTGGCGGAGGAGATTAGAAGTGCTAAAGGAAAAGTTAAATACGACTATGATTCGTTCAATGAAAAAAATAAAAGAAGTGATCTAAATCATATTCAAATATCTGGAGATGATATCAAAATCAATCATGTTCCGGTACAAAATTTGCTTTGTAAGTAAAAGTGCCATTATCACATTGTGCATAGATAATTTTTCCATCTTCAAAGTTAATGAGGTACTTAACAAAATTAGGAGTTGAATCTAATTCAATAATAGTTACATCTCCTTCAAAAAAACCTTTCCCTTTATCAGCAGGGATAGGATGAAGCTTAACAATATTTGTATTCATGAATTTCACCACCTTTATAACAAACTAATTCAATTATACACAATATAGTGGAGAAAAACTTTATGAATTTAAAAGAAATGGAGGGAAAGTAAATGGACGGTTTAAATAAAGACTTAGAAGAAACAATAGCAAACGCTATGGCCTATGAATTAACAAAAAATATGTTTATGAAGGATGCGAACGCTAAAAAAATGATTGAGATTGCTAAAAGGTATGGTTTAGAAGAAAAAGCAGCCATTTTTATGATTATGGAATTATCGCAAGTAGAAGAAGATTAAAAACTTCTACCGTTTGCAGACAGTAGAAGTCGAATGAATTAAAAATATTATCACGAACAGTATATATCAAAACAAGGAGGACGTCAAAATGACACAAGGCGTATTAGAAACTTTAGTTGCTGAAATCAAGCGATTAAATGGCAATATTGAAACGTTAAATGCTGAATTGGCAACAGTACCAACAGCAGATATAAAACCTAAATCAGTAAAAGAAGAGGTTAAACAAGAAACACCAAAAGCAGAACCCGAGAAAGTTGAACAGGTTGAAGTAGAAGAAAAACAAGAAGAATCGAAATTCACTATCGATGATGTGAAACGTCATGCGAAAGAGTTCTTACAAAAAGGTGACGCTTCAGACAAAAAGGCATTGAAAGATAAGTTAACTGAATTAGGTGCAGGCAAAGTATCCGACTTGAAACCAACTCAATATGAAGAAGTGATTGAGTTCTTCATGGATAGATTGTCATGAGTGTAAATCATTCAGATAGAGCACATGCCAAATTAAGTGCAAGTGCAGCAAAGCAATGGATGAATTGCCCACCTAGTATTAAAGCAAGTGAAGGTATTGCAGACAAGACAAGCGTATTTGCTGAAGAAGGAACATTCGCACATGAATTAAGTGAATTGTATTTCAGCCACATGCATGAGGGATTAACTAAAAGACAGTTCAACACTGAACTTAAAAAGCGTAAAGAAAATGAGTTCTATAATGAAGAACTTCACGAGTATGTAATAGAATATGTTGATCTCGTTGAAGAACGAATCAATGAAGCGTTTGCGAGAGTGGACAGTAAAGAAGATGTCAGCCTTTTATTTGAAACACGACTCGACTTATCAACTTATGTACCTGAATCGTTTGGAACTGGAGACGTCATCATCTACTCAGGTGGTGTACTTGAAATCATTGATTTGAAGTTCGGTAAAGGTGTAGAGGTGTCAGCTATAGATAACCCTCAACTCAGACTATATGCACTAGGTGCTTATGAACTTTTCAACTTAGTAGAGGATATCAACGAGATTAGGATGTCTATTATTCAACCAAGAAAAGACAACTACTCAACTGAATCACTCTCAACTGAAGAACTGATTGATTGGGCAGAGAAAGAAGTAAAACCTAAAGCACTAATGGCTTATAAAGGTGCGGGCGATTTTAAGCCAGGAGAGCATTGTCGATTTTGCAAGATTAAGCATTCGTGTCGTGCTAGAGCAGAACAGAACTTAAACACTGTTAAAGCAATGGACGAGCCTTACTTACTCACAACTGATGAATTAGCCGATTTACTTTATAAAGTATCAGATATCAAGAAGTGGGCAGATGACATTGAAGCGTATTGTTTAGATCAAGCGACAAATAATGGTCGTCAGTTTGAGGGGTGGAAGTTAGTAGCAGGTCGTTCAAGTCGTAAGTACATTGATAATGAAAAAGTAATTGAGACATTACAAGAACACGACTATGACAAGTCGGACATCACTGAAACTAAAGTACTAAGTATTTCAAATCTTGAAAAGAGATTAGGTAAAAAGACGGTTCAAGAGTTGCTCAGTCACTTAATTGTTAAACCAGAAGGCAAGGCAACACTTGTTCCTGAATCAGATAAAAGACCTGCACTTGGTGCAGAGTCAGCACAAGATGAATTCGATGAAATTAAGGAGTGATTGAGTGGAATTTCTAACACTTCTAACAATATGTATTACAGCATTAATCATTGTAGGCAACATTACAGATGCAATTGTAAAAATTAAAACAAATCAAAAGGACGGTAATTAATTATGACAAACACTAAAGTAATCACAGGTAAAGTTAGAGCATCATTCGTACACATTTTTGAACCACACGCAATGGAGGAAGGACAAGAGAAAAAGTATTCAATGAGTATCATCATTCCTAAATCAGATACAAAAACAATCGAGAAAATTGAGAACGCAATTGAAGCAGCAAAAGAACAGGGTAAGGCTGAGAAGTTCGGCGGTAAAGTACCACCAAAATTAAAAACACCATTACGTGATGGAGATGAGGAACGACCAGACGACCCTGCATATCAAGACTCATACTTCTTAAACGCTTCAAGTAAACAAGCGCCAGGCGTTATTGATCAAAATAAGATTAAATTAACAGATTCAACAACAGTTTACAGTGGGTGCTACGTAAGAGTGTCAATCAACTTCTACCCGTTTGCAGTATCAGGCAATAAAGGTATAGCAGCAGGACTGAACAACGTACAGAAGTGGGCAGATGGAGAGCCATTAAGTGGCGCAGCAACTGCTGAAGAAGACTTCGACGAATTAGATATGGATGATGACGACTTAATCTAAGTAAATAGAGAGGTGCATTGCATCTCTCTTTAATTATAAGTAGGTGGAGAAATGAAAACATTAAATGTCGATATAGAGACATACAGCAGTGCAGATATTACAAAGACAGGCGCTTATAAATACGCCGAAGCAGATGACTTCGAGATATTAATGATAGCTTTTTCAATCGATAACGAACCTGTTACCTGCCTGGACATGTACGAAGTGAAAGAACATTTATGGCATGCAGCATACGAGACATTCAGAATAGCTTTATTCGATAAGAACGTTAAGAAATATGCGTTTAATGCGAACTTTGAACGTGTGTGTTTAGCAAAACACTTTGAACAAGATATGCCACCAGAAGAATGGAATTGTACCATGGTCAATGCTACACGAATCGGCTTACCGGCATCACTTGATAAATGTGGAGAGGCTTTAAAACTTGATATCCAAAAAGATAAAACAGGTAAAGCACTTATCAACTATTTCTCAAAGCCATGTAGACCAACCAAAGCAAATGGTGGACGTACAAGAAACTTACCAGAACATGCACCCGAAAAATGGCAACAGTTTATCGAGTACTGTATTCGAGATGTAGAAGTTGAACAGTTGATTGCTGAAAAAATTAGAGCATTTCCAGTACCAAAGTTTGAACAGAAATTATGGGCTATTGATCAACACATAAATGACAGAGGTGTTCATCTTGATGAAGCACTTATGACAGGTGCAGTTGAGTTAGACCGTATCAGTAAAGAACAATTAATGAATGAAGCGATTAAGTTAACAGGATTAGATAATCCAAACAGTCCAACTCAATTACTGAAATGGTTGAATGCTGAAGGATTAGACATACCTGATTTACAGAAAAAGACGGTTACTGAATGGTTGAAAGTAGCAACAGGTAAAGCTAAAAAAATGCTTGAGTTAAGACTTCAAATGAGTAAAACAAGCGTTAAGAAATATACAAAAATGCACGAAATGATGTGTAAAGACCACCGTGTAAGAGGCGTTTTTCAGTTCTACGGTGCAGGCACAGGCAGATGGGCAGGTCGAGGTGTTCAGTTACAGAACTTAACGAAACATCACTTTTCAGATGATGAACTAGACATCGCAAGAATGGCAATCAAGCAACAAGAGTATGAATGGTTAGACATGCTACTTGATGACTCGTACCAAGACTTATTAAGTCAGTTAGTTCGTACGACATTTACTGCTAAAGAAGGTTATGAGTTCGCTGTGAGTGACTTTAGCGCGATTGAGGCAAGAGTTATTGCATGGTACGCAGGCGAGAAGTGGAGACTTCAAGTGTTTGAAACGCATGGAAAGATTTACGAAGCTTCAGCAAGCCAAATGTTCAACGTACCCATTGAGTCAATCGGTAAAGGTAGTCCATTAAGACAAAAAGGTAAGGTGTCAGAACTTGCGCTTGGTTACCAAGGAGGTGCAGGGGCATTAAAGGCAATGGGCGCATTGGATATGGGCATTGACGAGTCAGAGTTACAAGGACTTGTCGATTCATGGCGTAACGCTAATCCGAACATTGTGAGATTCTGGTACGCAGTTCAAGAAGCGGCAGTTCATACCGTTAAAACAAGACAAGTTAATCATACTCATGGACTTAAGTTTTTCATGTTCAAAGGTGCGTTAATGATTGAGTTGCCAAGTGGTAGATCACTCAGTTACTTAAAACCTAAACTACGTCAAAACAGATGGGGTTCAGACGTGATTGTCTTTAAAGGTCAAGACAGCATTACACGTAAATGGACGGACATTGACACATATGGCGGTAAGTTAGTCGAGAATATTGTACAAGCAACTGCTCGAGATTTATTAGCTGTATCACTGGTACGACTAGAGAAAGCAGGCTATGAAGTGGTGGCACATGTACATGACGAGATAATCGCAGAAGTGCCAAAGGGCAGTAGAGCATTAAGTGATATTGAGGATATTATGAGCCAACCTGTTAAATGGGCAGAAGGCTTGTCACTAGATAGCGATGGATTTGTAAGTGAATTCTACATGAAAGATTAAAGGAGTGATCACATGAAAATACAAGTTAAGGCTAAGTATACAGCAATAACAACAATAGAAGTTGATGCTCATGATTGGGATAGCGCAGTTAACGAAGTAGGAAAACTTGAAAAGCACTTCCCTTATGAATTTTTAGACACTCGAAACATCAAGTTAGAAGAAACAGAACCTATGTATATTGTGGAGGGAAAGATAAATGGTTAAATACGCACGAAAAATCGAAAGAAGAACAAAGCATACTAAAGAAGATTTAGCTAAAGCTAAAGCAAATGGGATAAGTTTTAATGCTTTTTATCAAAGATTAAACAAAGGTTGGACTGTTGAACAAGCAATCAACACGCCAGTTAGAAAGAAAACATTGTATTCAGAAAATGAATTAGCAGTTATGAAATTGAACAATCTTACTAAAGATAAAGTGAATAAGCGTATTACAAATGGTGTGCCAAGAGGATTAGCGATAAGAGTACCAGCAGATGAAATATGTACTAAACAAATGATTGAAGAATATGAATTCGAAGAAATGAAAAAAGATGAAATTAGGCAAAAACGAAAAGCTGAAAGAGAGAAAAAAGAGAAAGAACTATTAATGAAGAAGAAGCCACATTTATTCAAAGTACAACAAAAAACTGTACGCGGAGAATATTGTAAACATTTGTGGGAGAACGATATATTCCCTAAAAGAAAGGTTGAGTGCTAATGAAGTTTAAGGCAGGCGATAGAGTACATGTGAGAATGTTGAATGGAATAAAAACAGATTTTTACGCAACATTAGGAAGTTGCGATGAGTTCTATTTCAAACTTACAGATTGTACCAATACTTTATTCGATAATTTTAAGGTATACAGACCAAACACAGAAGAATATGGGTTAAATGGTTATCATTACTACACATTAGCAACAGACGAAAACAAAGGCTTGAGATGGTCTGACGGAAGTTCGGCAGAAGGCACACCTATTATGTGTGACGAAGAAGATACAGAGGAACCAGTTATTCAACGTACAACAGACACACACGACCCAGTAAACAAACCATCACATTATATGCTAGGCGATATTGAAGTGAAAGACATCATCGCAATTGTGGCTGATAAATATCATAAAGGTTCAGTAGCACATAACGTAGCGAGTGCATTGGAGTATCAGATGAGAGCGCCAGGTAAAAATGGGCTAGAGGATATTAAGAAAGCACGTAAATGCTTAGACTTCGCTATTGAGAATTGGGAGTGAGTGGATGCGTAGTGAATACTTTAAAAATAAGTATTACCTAGTTAAAGATAACCAACGTATTGCTCACGTTCACATAGTAGATGGAACATATAAAGTGTGTGGACATCGCAAGAAGTTCAGAGAATTTAAACATCGTGAGTTTAATAAAGAAACATTTGAACAATTTAAAGCAGCACATGATTTGAAGTTAGAAGAAGAATTAGGAATGCAGTTAAGTATATTTGATTTTTAAGGAGGACTAAAGCGTGCCAACAATAAAAACAAAGAAAGAAATGAATTTACCACAGTTGATTGAGTGGGGGTTTGAAAATGATATAAGAAATGCGAGATATATAGCAAATAACACTGAGGGGTATTTATCTGAAGTATCATTTGAAATAACGGGATTACCTATATTTTCAAGTATGGTAGATAAACAAGACACTTTCACAGTTGAGATTGAAGAAGAAATCACAGAGGATACAGTGTTTAAACAGTTAATTGAAGCAAGTGAAGATGATTTATTTGTTATAGAAAATGGAAGCATTAACACCGAAAGAGATAATCTTAGTGAATCTTTTTATGCGTATATTAATGGCGAAATTATATTAATCTGGACTAAAGAGAAAGGGCTGGTGTAGATGCCAACAATTAAATACACACGCGAAGACATAGATAAGTTAGTAAACGAACTTGATCAATATAGAACAGCACATGACAAATTAACTGCTGGATTAAAAGAAGCAGTAGCAGAAAGTATTAAGTATAAGCGTGAACGTGACTCGCTTATCAAAGATGTGGAGAAGTTGAGGGGAGAAAAAGAAAATTTAAAATGTTTAGGTTATGAAACATATAAAGATGCCGTTAAATACAAGACTCTCACCGAACACATCAAAGACAAAGCATTAAATAATCCAAGTGAACATAGATATTTCAGATTAGTACATTTCATTGATGATTTGGAGGCTGATACTCATGATTAGAGAAATATTTCAAGATATCACTGATACATTGGATATGAACCAGTGGAATGTATTGTGGATGGATGATAAAGGAAAGTCACACGGTAAAAGGTTTTATTATAAGCATCATGCTAGAGATTTCTATAAAAGCTTACCTTATATGAATAAAAGAATGGAAAGAGTGTGATTAGCATGGCAAAGAAAAACTATGAAAACATGTGGTACGAGTTAAAGGATGAATTAATTAGTGATTTCTATAAAGAAACCGAACGATTAGAAAAGGTTTCTATAAAATCCTAATAATGAAATTTCAGCATATATTCACGGAAAAGTTGAAGGTCAAAGAAATCAGACACTTTCACATCTGATGAGAATGGAAGATTTAGATGGTACTTATTACTTTAAAAATTTACTACATGACATGAATAGGAGTGAGTGACTATGACTACAAACGATTTAGTAAAAGAGTTAATAAAAATTGGTTATAAAGTTTCTTTCGCTAATAAAAATGTAACTAGACGTAAAAGCAAAATACAAATAACACCTAGACACCAAAAACAACCTATTGCATGGGTTTTTATAAACGAAATGTATTCCATGAGAAGTTTGGGAGTAGATGAAGAAACTTACAAGTTGTTAGTAAATTATAGTATGACACCTATAAATGAAAGATAAGGAGCGTGAATGACTATGGAATATAAGTATGAGAATACAGTAGTAGCAGAGTTGACAAGCTTAGGTATGGAATACAATAGCAACGCTCATTATGAAATGGCAGACGAAGTTGAAGAAGTCTACGCTAAAGCAAAAGCGTTTGATGAGATATCTCAAGTATTTAAGAAAGTAACTATATACAATACGGCTACAGCATTAGAAGTTAAAGAAATATTAGATAATTTGGAGGACAAATAAATGAAAAAATATCCAGCATTAGCGTTTGAATTCAAAGATAAACCTGGAACATATATTGACGCATATGGTTTAGACACTACTACAGATGCTGAAAAAGCTTTCGCATTTGTAAGAAAAGACGGTAAAAAACTTATAGAATCAGAAGTCATTGAGTTAGCAAAAGAGTCAGAAATAGAATATACAAATTATATGGAAAGTCTTGGGGAACATATAAAATTTTGGTTTAAACCACATTCATGGCTAGAATATTGTAATTTAGTCGAAGTAGAAATCAGTGAAGAAACATATAATGTCAATTATTGGAGGACAAAATAATATGATTAACATACAAGACTTAACAGAGAAAATTGAAAAATGGGCGATTGATCGCAATCTTCATACAACAGACCCGAAGTCACAAGCAATTAAGTTATTCGAAGAACTAGGGGAATTAGCTGAAGGTTTGAGCAAGAATAAGATAGAACTTATTGAGGACGCAATAGGCGACTCATACGTGGTGCTTACGATACTTGCCATGCAATTAGACCTAGACATCAATCAGTGCATACAAACAGCGTATGACGAGATTAAAGATAGGAAAGGTAAGATGGTTAACGGTGTATTTGTTAAAGAACAAGACCTGTAAGGATAAGGGTGGTGAAAGTCACCCAGATATTTTAGATAAGGTAAAGGAAGTGTTGGGAAGATGATACCGAAGTTTAGAGCGTGGGATAAATTTGATAAAGAAATGTTAGATGTTCACGGAATTAATTATGATGCAGATGGCGTTTGGACTAAAGAAATGATTGACGATGAAAGTGACGGAGAATTTATTCATTTTTCAGATATCGAACTCCTACAATCCACAGGACTATTCGACAAGAACGGTAAAGAAATATTTGAAGGGGATATAGTTACAGCTATGTCAGAAGGTATTAAAGGAACTGGCGTTGTCAAAAGACGTATAGATGGATATTGGCTAATGTATCCAGCATGGCAAAATGGTCAAAGTTGGAAACTAGTCGTTAATGAACAAGGGGATACCGATGTAGAAATCATAGGCAACAAATTTGAAGACGGATATTTACTAGGGGAGGGATAACAATGTATAAATTAAAAGAATTTAGAGATGAAATGGAAGATAGTGCAGACTTTGAAAACAAAGCAGTAAACCTAGTGAACAAGTTCATAACCGACAACAACATAAACGAGTGGTATGTAGAAAGCCACTACGTTGTGAGATATGAACAAAGTAACGAAGATAGAACGTATATCTTAATTAGATATGAGGAGGACGCACAATGAAATCTATCAATATTTACTATATAGAAAGTGACCAAGACGAATTAGTCGCACATTCATATCACATAGATAAGCTTGATATAACACCAGAAAAAGGAAGTTATATAGAGTTTATTGAACATTATCCGGGAGGTAATCCAAGACACGATATGTACAAGGAAGCAACAGAAATTGTTTATTTATATCCAGAAGAAGATATGTGTATAAAAAACGGAGAACCAGCTTTCTATGATAGAGGCGATCGTAATTATTACAAAGTGCCTAAAGAATGTTACAGCGTATACGACGGGAAAGAACAAAAACCTAAAATGTTACATGATTTACTAAGGGAGGACTAACTTATGGTAAAAGCCATACAGTGGTTAGGTCACAACATAAATGGAATAAAAGAATTTTGTCCGAAAGTAGAAATATTAGGGAAAGCACAACTGTTTGTAACCAGAAATTACTTTAAACATTTTTCGTTGTACCTCGAAGATGAAGAAGTTTTACCTTATGATTTTATTGTGAAAACAGGTACAGATTTATACGAGATAAAAAGCGAAGATGAATTTTACACAGAATACGAGGAGGACGCACAATGAAATTCTACAGAGTAACATTTGAAACAGTACATTGGCATATGGGGGTATTACCTATATTCTTCCACCCACAATATGAAGTTGAAGCTAAAGACGAAGAAGAAGCAAAAGAAAAAGCACAAGAAGCATTTAATAGCCACCCAAACAATATAGATTTAGAAAGAGAAATTGCGAAAGTGGAGGAAATAAAATCATGAAATATTTAACCGTGATAGCCATAACTGATGAAGGACAAGAACAAATGGGATTACCAATGGATTTAGTCGAAGGATTGAACGAAGAGTTAAAGAAATATCCCGACGGCATACCCGTAACATTACAAAGTGGAAGAGTTGTCAAAGCATTAGCGTTTCTTATACCAACAAAGGCTTTTACTAAAACTAACACAATTTTTGTAAGTGAAATGGAGGACTAACTAATGAATGAAATGAAAAGAAAATCAAACGATTCACATTACTTAAAAAGATTGGAAAGTTATATTGATTCAATTGGCTGTAAGGAGGACTAACTTATGAAATTCTACCTAATCACATTAACAATATCGCTCATAGCACTATACGCATTCATCAAACGATCATATAAGTACGCTGCTATACCAGACGAAGTGGAAGCACCAATAGATTATGAAGAAACACAAGCCTACAAAGATAACGAGCCGTGGTTCACAGGAATGGGGCGTTGGTAATGGATATTTCAAGAAGAAAAACACACGTAGATATAAATTTTAATAGAGATATTTTAATCACAGAACGGGTTAGGTTTTATGATGAAGAGTTTATGAACGGGAAACCAGAAATACATTTTAAAAATTCACATATATTGGTATTGGATAAAAGGAAGAGAAGGATAAGAAATTTAAAGGGTGACATCAAACATAATATTGTTTTATCAAAACATGCTTTAAGAAAGATTTGGTTAAATAAATGATATTCGGAATTATATTATTCGCAGCAATCTTAATCACACTTATATTAATGGCAGTAATGGAGGGGTAAGAATATGACATTATCAATTATAGCTTTAATTTCATCTTTAACAGCTTTTGTAATAAGTATTGTTTTCTTCGTCATCAATATCAAACACGACAAAGCAAACAATACTTATACATCCAAGGAAAGATCCTACGCAACACAAAATGAATTGCTTTCACTAAAAAATAGAATAATTGATATCGAAGTTGAAACAGCACAAATTGTAAAAAAATATGAAGAAGAAAAAGAGAAAGAAGAACTCGAAACACGTCAGAAACATTGGAAATCTTTTAATAAGTGGAAAATGCAAAAGGATATGAGTGAACAACAAGTTGGACAAGAACCGATATGCATTGAATGTTATAGCGAAAGTTTAGAATTTAATGTTAATTATAAAGAATTAAAGGAAAAAAGTATGTATAGTTTTCAAGGATACATTGTTAAAGAAGATTATCCATTATCAGCAGAACAGAAATGTACCGTGTGTGGACATATTAATGATAAGTGGAAGTATGAGGAGTGATATCAAATGACTTATTACTTAGATAAGGTTAACAACATTTTATTTATTAAACCAAACGCAAAAGTTGAATTAAAAGTAATCCTAGATATACCGAAAGCATTTGAAGAAACAGGAATTCCATACAAAGTTATTATTTTAGATCGTGATGATGAATTAGTAGTTATTTAATTAATATAGAAGAAACTAGGAAGTGAAGCGCATGACAAATTTAGATAAGGCGGTGAACGTACAAGCCTTAACACATGATGGCAACATAACTTATGCACATGCTACTAACAGAATGTCCACAAAATGGGTTAACCAGGAGATGCTGTGGAGCGAGTTTATTAAGAAGTTGTCAAAGACCGTTAAAACAAAAGAGTCAATAAGTGAATACAATAAAATGTCTAAAAGTGAACAGTCTGAAATCAAAGACGTTGGGGGCTTTGTCGGTGGTTTCTTAAAAGGTGGCAGACGTAAAGCTGATAGCGTGATGAACCGTTCCATGTTGACACTTGATATCGATTACGGTGTCGAGGATATGGACGATGTGATCAGTATGTTATTCGATTACGCCTATTGCGTTTACTCAACACATAAGCACAGACCAGAAAAACCAAGAATACGATTAGTGATACCACTTAAACGTCATGTTGATTCAGAAGAGTATGCAGCAGTGAGTATGAAAGTGGCAGAGTCGATTGGTATTGATTACTTCGACGATACCACTTATCAACCTCATCGTTTAATGTACTGGCCATCAACATCAGATGACGCAGAGTTCTACTTCAACTATCAAGATGCTGAGTTCTTAAACCCTGATGATGTGCTAGCTGAATACAACAATTGGCGCGACCCGTTAGAATGGCCAACGTCATCAAGACGTGAACAGTCCTATAAGCGAATGGCAGATAAGCAAGGCGACCCACATGATAAGCCAGGTATCGTTGGTGCATTCTGTAAGGCTTACGACATACACGATGTGATCAGTGAGTTTTTAAGTGATGTTTATGAGAAGTTCGATGATAACCGATATACGTATTTAGATGGTTCGGCTGCAGGTGGATTAGTGCTTTATGATGACGGGAAGTTCGCTTATTCTCATCATGGTACAGACCCAGTGAGTAGTAAGCTAGTAAACAGTTTCGACTTATTACGTATACACAAGTTCGGCGCACAAGATGAAGACGCTAAAGCTGATACACCTGTTAACCGATTACCTTCATATAAAAGTATGAAGCAACTAGCACAACAAGATGACCACGTTAAAGCATTTATTATAGAAGAAAAAATCACAACTGCACAAGATGATTTCGATTTTATTGAAACAGATATGACGGAGTCAGACACAACAGATAAGAAGTGGAGTTCTAAACTAACATTAACTAAAGAAGGTGCAATTGAAGTAACTGTACCTAATATCATGTTAATTATGAACAATGACCCTCATTTAAAAGGAAAAATCGCAATGAATGAGTTCAACGGACGACTAACGATTATGGGACAAACACCATGGAGACGTGAGAAGAAACCAGGTAATTGGACAGATAATGATGATAGTGGACTCCGTAACTATATCGAACGCTACTATGATGTTTACAACAAGATTAAAACAGATGACGCAATCCGAAATGTTAGTCAGATGAATAGTTTCCACCCAATACGCGATTATTTAGATCCGTTAGAATGGGACGGTATTGAACGTTTAGATACGTTATTTCATAGATATCTCGGTTCAGATGATAATGACATTAACAGAGCAGTCACACGAAAGTCCTTCACTGCAGCGATAGCAAGAGTTTATGAGCCTGGTATTAAATACGACTACATGTTGACGTTATACGGTCCACAAGGTGTCGGTAAATCAGCGCTGATTGCACGTATGGGCGGAGAATGGTTCTCTGATAGCGTGACAAGTGTTACAGGTAAAGAGTCTTATGAAGCATTACAAGGTGCTTGGATTATAGAGATGGGTGAACTTGCAGCAACTAAAAAAGCAGAAGTTGAAAGTATTAAACACTTCATATCTAAACAAGTTGATTCGTTCCGTGTGGCATATGGCAGGCACAAAGAGGACTTTCCTAGACAATGTGTGTTCTTTGGTACGACAAACAAAATAGACTTTTTAAGGGATGATACAGGTGGTCGTAGATTCTGGCCAATTACTGTTAAACCTGAACAAGCAAGTACACATTGGTCTAAATTGAAAAAAGAAGAAATCAATCAGTTATGGGCAGAAGCCAAACATTATTATGAAGCAGGCGAACCTTTATTCTTAGAGAAAACACTTGAAAAAGAAATGAACGAAATACAAGCAGCACATACAGAAGAGTCGCCTTATGAAGGTGTGATACGAGAGTACCTCGATACTAAGATACCTAAGAATTGGGCGGAAATGGACATAGGATCACGTAGAACGTTCTTAAGTGACGAAGAATTTGACGTAATAGGTGATGTGTCAGATGAACTTGTAGACCGTGATAGAGTGTGTGCATTAGAAGTTTGGTGTGAGTGTTTAGGTAATGATAAGAACAGATTTCCACGTATGGAACAGCGTGAAATAAACGCAATACTGAAAAAGCAAAAAGATTGGAAACCGTACGATGGAAACAAAAGAGGGTGCCTAAAGTTCGGAAAATACTACGGTGTGCAAAAGGCATTTACGAGAGAATATGACCTCATTTAGGGTTGTCGTAATGTGAAAAAAGGTTGTCATGGTTGTCGTTCCCAAAAATTGTAAGGTTGTCGTGGTTGTCGTAAAAGTTGTCGTAAATTTTTGTTATGACAACCCTTCAATCCTTTTTGTATCAAGGGTTTAAGGCTAAAGGTTGTCATGGTTGTCATAATTTATATAAAAGTATAAATATTATTGATTAGGGAGGCAGAGGGGTCTATATACACTGCCTAATCTCCCTACGGCTATATACTAAGAGAAACTCAAGAAATTACGACAACTTTGACAACCCTAATATATTCAGGGGTGAAATTATGGAAAGTGAAAAAAGTATCGAAAACCACCTAAAATCGAACATTGAACGTTTTAACGGTTTTTGTTTGAAATGGGTAGCACCTGGAACAAAAGGAGTGCCAGACAGAATTATTTTAATGCCGGGTGGCAAAACTTATTTAGTAGAGTTGAAAACACAAAAAGGTAAAACAAGTTCAACTCAAAAATATATACACAAAAAATTTAAAGAGATTGATCATCATGTTTATATTTTAAATTCAAAACATGCAGTCGATAAATTTATAGAAGAGGTGATTGAATGGCAATAGATTTTGTACCACATGCCTATCAAGATTATGCGATACAAAAAATCATTGATAATAAAAAATATGGTCTCTTCTTAGATATGGGACTCGGCAAGACAGTATCAACTTTAACAGCAATTAATGAGCTTATATATGACCATTTAGTAGTTGAACGCGTGCTAGTTATTGCACCTAAACGTGTAGCGGAAGACACATGGACAAGAGAAACATCGAAGTGGAAACATCTTAATCACTTAAGAATTTCTAAAGTGCTAGGTAATGTGAAACAACGAAGAAAAGCATTAGTGAAAGAAGCAGACATCTATGTAATCAATCGTGAAAATGTTAAATGGTTATGTGATGAGTATACAGGTAGACGAACATGGCCATTTGATATGGTTGTGATAGATGAGTTATCAAGTTTTAAGAACTCAAGTAGTGTTCGATTTAAAGAACTAAAAAAGAAGATGCCACTTGTTGACAGATTCGTAGGACTAACAGGAACGCCAGCACCTAACTCACTATTAGACTTATGGAGTCAGATATATTTAATTGATTCTGGAGAACGATTAGGCAAAGCCTATTCACATTATCGTGAGCGATACTTCTATCCAGCGCAGTCATTAGGCAATAATGTGTTTAAGTGGAAAGCGAAACCTGAAGCAGAAGAAAATATTTATAACTTAATTGATGATATATGTGTATCGATGAAAGCACAGAACTATTTGGAAATGCCAGAACGAATAGATTCAGTTAAAGAAGTAAAGTTAGAAGACAAAGAGAGACAGTTGTACGAGAAGTTAGAGAAAGAGATGATATTAGAATTTACTGATGGAGATATTGTCGCATTGAATGGTGCGTCATTAAGTCAAAAATTATTACAACTATCTAACGGTGCAAGTTATAACGATAACAAAGGTGTTCAACATATACATGATCGTAAGATTGAAATGTTAAAAGATATTGTTGAAGAGGCACAAGGCTCACCAATATTAGTATTCTATAACTTTAAACATGATAAATCTCGTATACTTGAAGCGTTTAAAGAAGCAAAGACATTAGATGATGACGAGGCTATCTTTCATTGGAACAATGGAGATATACCGATGTTGTTAGTACATCCAGCAAGTGCAGGTCATGGACTCAACCTACAAGATGGTGGACACATCATAGCTTGGTATGGATTAACTTGGTCTTTAGAGTTGTATCAACAGGCTAATGCTAGATTATATAGACAGGGACAGGAACACACGACAGTCATTCATCATATATTGACTGAACAATCAATAGACCAAAGAGTGTATGAAGTATTACAAGGTAAAGAAGAAGGACAGGACGCTTTACTTAAAGCAATAGATGCACGTATGAAAGAGATAGAGATGGAAGGGGTTATGGTTTAATGAGAAATAGTACGATTAAATACTTAGAAGAAGAGTTATATAATTATGATCATACTCGTAAAAGGATGAAAGAATTAAGAGAAGAGATAAGAACACCATGGCAACCACAAGATGAGAACATCGGTGGAGGTAGAAGTAACAACAATGTAAGTACTACAGAACTAACAGCAACACGTTTAGTTAATGACAAACGTATTGAACACCTTCAACGTGTGACAATAGCAATAGAGAAAGTATACGAAGAAGGTAATCAGTTAGAGCGTGACCTGATGTCAATGTACTACTTCAAGAAGCCAAGACTATTAACAGTAGCAGGTATCATTGATAAGTTACACATTAGTCGTAGTCATTTCTTTAGAATCAAGAAGGGAATCATTATTAAGTTAGCAGATGAATTAGGTATCGAGCATTAAGGATGAGACTATTATGAGACTTTTGAGGTGTGTCAAGGTGTTATTATGATAGTGTGGAAAGATTATAGATAATAATTAACCATACTCATGTCATCTCCTTTCTATACAAGTAATCAGATATCTATAATCAATCAACGGACTGTACTCAATCGTGAGTATGGTCCTTTTGTTTTGCTTACTAAAGCTGAATGGGGTTGATCCTTATGTATCTAGACTAAGGAGTCTTTAAACTATGAACACATATAAACATGGCAGGAAAGAATATAAGTATGATTGGTTCTATCATTCTAGTGCATGGAGAACATTGAGGCAGATGGCATTGGATAGAGATAACTATTTATGTCAAATGTGTTTAAAAGAAAACAAATTTAAAACTGCTGAAATAGTTCACCATATCGTTTATGTAACTGAAGATTTTTCAAAAGCATTAGAACTTAATAACCTAATGTGTGTATGTAGCGCATGTCACAATAAAATACATGCCGACGATGACAAAAAGGAATCGAAAAGAAATATAAAAATTATCAAAATCTAAATGACAAATATTTACAAAATGAACACCCCCCCTACCAATGCGACAGTGGCGCGGTTTCCGGGTAACCGGAGATGCCCCTTACTTTGCAACGCGGGGGATTTTTCATGAAAGGGGGGTAATCGCATGAGAATTACCAAAGCACAATTAAAAAAGTTTATAGATAACTACCAAAAATCTGATGACATATTAATAAATATATTTATTGAAACATACGATTATTACGAAAGATTACGTGATGAAGTTAATAATTCAAGGCTTATGTACGAGTATACGAATAAAGCGGGCGCGACTAACCTCGTTAAAAACCCGTTAAGCATAGAACTTACTAAAACAGTACAAACTTTAAACAACTTATTGAAATCTATGGGACTTACTGCTGCTCAAAGAGAAAGAATTATAGAAGAGGATGACGGTTTCGGTGACTATTAAAGTCCTGAATAAACCCTCTCCAAAATTACTAACTAATTGGTATGCAGAACAAGTTGTTAAAGGGAATATTGTTGCAAGCAAATATGTCATAAAAGAATGCCAAAGACATTTAAAATATCTGAAAGACGAATCAAGCAAATGGGAATTTGATGAAGAATTAGGACATAAGCCTATACGGTTTATTGAGAAGTTCTGTAAACCCTCAAAAGGTAATTATAAACAACTTATATTACAACCTTGGCAGCATTTCATATTAGGTTCATTACATGGTTGGGTTAATAAAGAAACAAAACTAAGAAGATTTAAAGAAGGCGTTATCTTTGTTGGTAGAAAGAATGGGAAGACAACGCTTATTTCTGGAGAATCTAACTTTGGTGTTTCAGAAGACGGAGAACCTGGGGCAGATGTTGTATTGCTAGCAAATAGCATGAAACAGGCAAGACTGCTATTTGATGAATCTAAAAATATGATAAAAGCATCTCCTGTATTAAAGAAAAATTTTAGATCAAGAAGAGATGCGATTTTTTATGACAAAACAAACTCTAAAATTGAACCACAAGCAGCAGATAGTGAAAAACTAGACGGCTTAAATACACATATAGGTATATTTGATGAGATACATGAATATAAAAACTATAAGTTGATATCTGTTATTAAAAATAGTAGACAGTCGAGAAGACAGCCACTTTTAATTTATATTACGACAGCAGGGTTTCAATTAGATGGTCCCTTAGTGGATATGGTCGAAGCAGGTAAGGATGCTTTAGATGGCATAGTAAAAGATGAAAGAACTTTTTATTTCTTAGCCTCACTTGATGATGAAGATGATATGAATGATTCTTCTACTTGGATAAAAGCAAATCCTAATATAGGTGTTTCAATTGATCTAGAGGAAATGAAAGAAGATTGGGAAAAAGCGAAACGCGTACCAGAAGAGCGCGGAGATTTTATTACAAAGAGATTTAATATTTTTGCTAACAATGATGAAATGGCATTTATCGACCATAATACAGTACTTAAAAATAACAAAGTTGTTGACTTCAATGATTTAAAAGGTCGTCCATGTACCATTGGATACGATTTGTCTGAAACTGAAGACTTCACCTCTGCTTGTGCTACATTCGCTTTAGACAGTGGAGAAATAGCAGTGATTTCACATTCTTGGATTCCTGAACAAAAAGTTAAATATGCAAATGAAAAAATACCGTATAGAGAATGGGCCGAAGAGGGATACTTAACAATTTGCGAAGGACAGTACATTGATTATCAAAAAGTTTATGACTGGATATTGGAAATAGATAAGAATTTTCCAGTACAGAAAATTACTTATGATAGAGCGAATGCCTATAAATTAAATCAAGAACTTATAAATTATGGATTCGATACTCAAGAAACAAGACAAGGTGCTTTGACTTTAAGCCCAGCACTTAAAGACCTTAAAGAAATGTTTCTAGATGGCAAAGTAATATTTAATAATAATCCATTGTTGAGATGGTATATCAATAACGTTCAATTGAAAAAAGACAGAAATGGGAATTGGTTACCTTCAAAACAAAGTAAGTATAGAAAAATAGACGGCTTTGCTGCCCTGCTTAATACTTACACAGATGTTATGGGTAAAATCGTCAGTGACTCTGGAAATGGCGAAATAGAATTTATGAGTTTCAAAGATTTAATGAAAAAAGGAGGTGGTTAAGTGGCTAAACCGAATATTATGCAAAGAATCAAACGGCGTCTTATAGATAATTGGGTTGATACTTCTACACAGAATCTATACGATTTCAGTCCTTGGAGAAATAAAACGTTTTGGGGAGTGTCTAGTAATACACTAGAAACAAATGAAACTATTTTTTCTGCTGTAACAAAACTATCAAATTCAATAGCAGGTCTACCGATTAAATTGTATAAAAATTATGAAACGGTTACGAGTGATATTTCTGATTTACTAACGTCATCTCCAAATAACTCGATGAGCAGTTTCGATTTTATCAATCAAATAGAGACAACACGTAATGAAAAAGGTAACGCCTATGTCCTAATAGAAAGAGATGTGTTTTACCAACCTTCAAAACTCTATCTTGTTAATCCAGATACAGTCGAAATAATGATGGAAAATAAATCAAAAGAACTTTATTACATGATACATGCTGCGACTGACAATAAATTAATCGTACATAATATGGATGTACTCCATTTTAAGCATATTGTCGCCTCTAATATGGTGAGGGGTATCAGTCCTATTGATGTATTAAAAAATACTATGGATTTTGATAGTGCTTTAAGAACATTTAATCTTCGCGAAATGGAAAAACCTGACTCATTTGTATTGAAATACGGCTCAAATATAGATACAACCAAAAAACAAAGTATTGTAGATAATTTTAAAGAGTTTTATGAAGAAAACGGCGGTGTACTTTTTCAAGAACCCGGTGTTGAAGTGCAACCTTTAGATCGAAAATATGTATCAGAAGATATCGTTGCATCTGAAAACTTAACACGTGAACGTGTTGCGAATGTTTTCCAGATTCCGGCGGTATTTTTAAATGCAAAAGAAAGTATTAACTTCTCAAAAAACGAAGAAATTAATAGATATTATTTACAACATACTTTGTTACCCATCATTAGACAATATGAAAGCGAGTTTAATCGTAAATTATTAACGAGTGATGATAGGAAACAGGGTATGTATTTTAAATTTAATATCAAGTCTTACCTTCGAGCAGATAGTCAAACACAGGCAGAAGTGTATTTCAAGGCTGTGAGAAGCGGCTACAATTCTGTTAATGAAATTAGAGCGCTTGAAGATTTACCACCAATTGAGGGTGGAGACGTTCCATTTATAAGCGGAGATTTATATCCGATTACGATGGATCCTACAAAAAGAAACTTGAAAGGAGGTGGGACAAATGACGAAGAAAGCAACTTACTTTCAAGTGAAAAAGAAAAGTGACGTTAAAGGAGAAGTGCTGATTTACGGAGACATAGTGAGTAGCAAGTGGGATGAGGATGAAGTCTCAGCTACAGATTTTAAGAAATCATTAGATGATTTGGGAAATGTGTCTGAAATAGATGTTCATATCAACTCATCTGGTGGAAATGTTTTTGCAGGTCACGCTATTTACAACATGCTTAAAATGCATAGCGCAAAAATTAATATCTACATTGATGCATTAGCTGCATCTATCGCAAGTGTTATCGCAATGAGCGGTGACACTATTTTTATGCACAAAAATAGCCTTTTAATGATTCACAATTCATGGATTATCACTATGGGCAACTCAAAAGAATTACGCGAAACAGCTGATTTGTTAGATAAAACTGACAAAGCTAGCAATCACGCGTATTTGGATAAAGCGAAAAATGTTTCAGAAGAAGAACTACAGCAAATGCTAGATGCCGAAACATGGCTAACTGCAGAGGAAGCATTAGAAAAAGGTTTTGTAGACGAAGTGCTAGGAACGAATGAAATTGCTGCAAGTATCTCTAAAAAACAATTAGAACTTTTCCGCAAAACACCAAAAAGTGTACAAGAAGACGTGGATAAAATCACAAATATTACTGATTTAGATGATAATTCAGCGGTTGAAACACCTAAAGAAACTATGTCTCAAGAAGAAAAGAATGAAAGAGAAAAAATAGCAAGAGAATGTGAAAATTTAAAAATTATGTTTCAAATATAGGAGGAAATTAACATGCCAACACTTTATGAATTAAAACAATCATTAGGTATGATTGGACAACAATTAAAACAAAAAAATGAAGATTTAGGTAAAAAAGCAACTGATCCAAACGTAAGTATGGACGACATTAACCAGTTGAAAACAGAAAAAGAAGATTTAGAAAGAAGATTTCAAATTGTAGAGTCTCAAGTTAAAGAGATTGAACAAAAAGAGAAATCAAAGGTTAAAGATAATACAGAGGGTTATACAGGATTAGATGACTCAGAAAAATTAGTAAAAGCAAAAGCTGAATTCTATCGTCATGCAATTTTACCTAATGAATTCGCTAAGCCTTCACAAGAAGCACAACGTTTATTACATGCATTACCAACAGGAAATGAGTCTGGTGGGGATAAATTCTTACCAAAAACACTCTCTAAAGAGATTGTCTCAGAGCCATTTGCTAAAAACCAATTACGTGAAAAAGCACGCTTAACAAACATCAAAGGTTTAGAAATTCCACGTGTATCTTACACATTAGATGATGACGACTTTATTACAGATTTAGAAACTGCTAAAGAATTAGAATTAAAAGGCGATACAGTTAAATATGGTACGAATAAATTTAAAGTATTTGCTGCGATTTCTGATACTGTCATTCATGGTTCAGACGTAGATTTAGTCAATTGGGTAGAAAATGCACTTGCTTCAGGTTTAGCAGCTAAAGAGCGTAAAGATGCCTTAGCAGTTGCACCTAAATCTGGATTAGAACATATGTCATTCTATAATGGAAAAATTAAAGAAGTTGAAGGCGCAGGCATCTATAACGCAGTTGTAAATGCTTTAGCAGATTTACATGAAGATTACCGTGAAAATGCAGTAATTTACATGAGATATTCTGATTATGTATCTATTATTGCAACATTATCTAACGGAACAACTAACTTCTTTGATACACCTGCTGAAAAAGTATTTGGTAAACCAGTAGTATTCACTGACGCTGCAGTTAAACCAATTGTAGGGGACTTTAACTATTTCGGCATCAACTACGACAACACAACGTACGACACAGACAAAGATGTTAAAAAAGGTGAATACTTATTCGTGTTAACTGCATGGTATGACCAACAACGTACGCTTGATTCAGCTTTCCGTATTGCAAAAGTAGTAGAAACACCCTAAGAATCCCCCAAATATAGTGGAGGATACAGAGGAATCTTCTGATGGTGAAGAATCTGAACTTCCTACAGCATAGGGGGAATACTAAATGGATATAGAAAGTATTAAGAATTGGTTGATTGTTGAACATGAAGCAGATGATGATGTTATAAAAGATTTAATAGCATCTGCTAAAGCTGAATTGAATTTAAGTGGCGTGTCCGAGTATTCAGCTGGAGAACCCGGGTACCCACTTTATTGTTTAGCAATTAAATATATTGTCGCAAGAGATTATGAAACAAGAGGCTATACAGAACAGAATCCATACACTAAACAATTCAATGAGAAGGCATTAGAAAATATGATATTGAAATTAAAATCTTGGTAGGAGGTATAAAGATGAAGTTTAACGAGTTTAAAGATTCTGTTACGTTTTTTGGTAAAACAAAACACAGTCCAGAAGCTTACGATACAGAAGACGAAGAATTATATAAATGTCGTTGTACTTTATATGATCCCTCTGAAAAAGATTTTAAGCTAGGTGATTTAAACCTAAACGCTACTTCTGTAACTCTCATTATTAGAAGAGTACCAGAACGAGTGGCTTTAAAAACCTCTAGTTACTTCATAGTAAATACCGGTTTTTATAAAGAAAAAGTGTTCAATATCAAACATTTAAGTGTTATTAATCAAAGTTATATGAAGATTGTAGGTGAGTCATCATGGGAATAAAAGCAGGTAATAAATCAGGCGTATTCTTTGATGAAAAAGCTATCATGAGTTATTTGGAACAAACTTTAGGTAAAAGACGAATGTTGAAGATATATGATGAAGCATTGTCTAAAGCCGGAGAAGAAGTATATAACGCAGTTAAAGCTAACTTAAGATATTTCAGAGATACTGGTGCCGAGTATGGGGAAATCAAATTGACAAAACCAATGTGGGAAAACGGTATAAGATCCGTGAGAATATATTGGGAAGGTCCAAAAAACAGGTATAGTATTGTACATTTAAATGAAAAAGGTTTTCACACTGCAAGCGGTAAATTCATTAAAACTAGAGGGTATGGCGCTATAGAAAAAGCCTTGAGAAGCGCACGTCAGACCTTTTATAAAACAATTCAAACAGAAGTAGAAAAATATATATGATAGATATTTTAAATTATGTATATGACACTTTAGTAAATGACGATGAATTAATGACGCTTGTAAAAAAAGAAGACTTTTATTTTAATGATACACCTGATGCAGAAAATATACTAAGACCAACTATAATTCTTGATGACTTTGATGACCCTTATCCAGAAGAATATTATGATGGCGATATGGTGGCTCAAAAGTATGCTTTTCAAATTGATGTTTATGTAAAGGCAAACAAAAGCTTTAATGCAAGATTAAGAAGAAATGAAATATCTAGTCGGATTAAAAAGATTTTATGGAATAAACACAAGATAAGTCTCTCAAGCAATATGGGAAATGAAACTAACAAACAATTCGCTTTATATCGATCAACTAGACGATATGAGGCTATTTTTTATGAGGAGGAATTTTAATTATGGTAAAACAAGCTAAAACACCCAAAGCATATATTAATGTAAAGGATTTAGGTTTTGCTGTTTTAACAGCAGACGAACCAGGTGAAAATGGAATTAAATATGAAAAAGTAACACAAACTAGAGGCTTACAAGAAATCGGTGTTGAAACTGGTGGAGAAATTGTGAATGCATATGCAGATGGTGGGATTATTGAATCTGGTAATACAGATGGAGAATCATCAATCAACTTAACGATGCATGCTTTTCCACAAGAAATTCGAACACTTATCTTCAATGAGATCTATGATGAAAAAGGGATTTATGAAGAGAAAAAAGGTAAGCAAAATAACTATGTAGCTGTATGGTTTAAGCGTGAGAGACGTGATGGTTCATTCCAACGTGTCGGTCTTGCGAAAGTAATGTTTAGTGAACCAAATCTAGACGGTAAATCTGCAGAAGACAATTGGGAATTCTCTCAAGAAGAATCAGAAGGTACTGCAATGCACAGAATTGGTGATGATGTACGCAAGATTATCTTTGATTCTAAGACAAAAGATGAAGATGAAGCGGAATTCTTCAAACGTCTATTAAAAGGTGCTTATACTTCAGAGGACGTTGCTGAAGAAACACCAGAAGGTTAATAAATATTTAAAGGCGACTGTAAAAGGTCGCCTATTTTTGTATACAAAAATAATATTATGAGGTGAAAAACATGGCTGAATTTAAAGTGTTAAATAAATGTCGTGATAAAGAAACAGGTGAAGTATTTGAGAAAGGAAAAGTTGTCGACAAAACTGTCAAATACATTACTGATTTTGAAAATCGTTTAAAAGAAGCGGGATATGATCAAAAATTTTTCAAAAGAAATATGAAAGTCAAAGGAGACGTAAAAAATGTCAAATAAGTTAAAAAGAAATTACATTCAATTAGTAGAAAATCCAAACGCTGAAGAAATTAAAATGGAAACATTCTTAACGCCACATTTCATTCCGTTAGAAGTGCTTTATGAAGCAACTGACATTATGGCTGAATTAGAAGAAGTTGAAAATGGAACAAGAGAAATGTCATTTAAAGAGCAACTTGAAAAGTTAATTGATGCTGTAGTTAAAATCTACGGTAAACAATTTACTAAAAAAGATGTTAAAACTCGTTTACATGCACCTGATGCAATCTCTGCATTACAAAAGCAAATCGAATTTATTGCTAATGGTCAACAAGACGATGAAACAAAAAAGTTTATACAGAGTCTCAGCTAAAGCAAATAGAAGAAAGTGATTTGACTTATAAGGGTATGCTTCAGAACCTTGATGTGATAGTGCGCGATTTCATGAAAGAAGGTAAAGATGTAAATGACGTCCTAAAAATGCCTTTACATTATGTTATGCAAATTCTTGATGATCGCCATACTAATAAAGTTGTTTCTGATGCTAAAGCTGATGCTATATTTGCTAAATTCTAACCCTTAGTTATCGGCTAAGGGTCTTTTTTTATGAATATTTTAAGAAAGGAGTTGAGATAAGTGCCAAATAATATCAAAGGTTTTTCAGTATTAATGAATATGAAAGATGTAAATGTTGAAAGAACGCTTAAACAGATAAAAGGTCAATTCAAAACTTTATCTAGTGAAATGAGTAGATCAACAAGTAATTTTAAACATAGCGAAAAAAGTATGGAATCTTTTAACAAACGTGCCAAAGAATTAAAAAAAGGTATCGATGTTACAAAGAATAGTATGGAAGAAATTACAAAACGTCTGAGTAAAATGACTGTAGAAGAACAAAGAACTAGTGCAGAAGCTGAGAAATTAAGACTAGAATATAGTAAACAACATAAAGCACTCAATATGTATGAACGTCAATTGAATCAAACAAAAAATGAAATGAATCAATTTGGACAGAATACGAAACGAACAGTGTTTTCAATGGAGAAGATTTCTACAGTTTTGGGAACTATGCGTAAACAATTGAATATAGCTAATATGGCGTTTGAACGTGGCGGGAAGTCAACTAAAACTTATGAAAACTATTTAAAGTCTTTAAATACTGTAATTGAGAAGCATAAAAGAACAATTCAAACTCTTGAGACTAGGTATAAATTAGTTTCTAAAGAAAAAGGTGAACTTAGTCAAGAAGCACTAGAATTAAAACAAAAGATTCTTCAAGAAAAGAACTCACTGAATGCTTTAGAATCTCAATACAAGCAAACATCTGTTCAAGCTAAACAATTTGCATTTGAACAAAAAACCGCAACACAATCTATGTCTGAAATTAGACAAAAAATAACTCAAGTATCTAATGCTTTAAAAATAAGTTCTAGTAATTTTAAATTAACTGGTCAAACTGCAAAAGCTTATAAAGCGCATATTGCTGAGTTAAATAATAGTATGAAAGACCAAAAGCTTATTGTTCAAAACTTATCAAGACAATATGACTATGCCAAAAAGCAATATGGAGAAACTAGTAAGGAAGCACAAGAGTTAAATTTAACGTTACTTGAAGAAAAAACTAAACTGAAAGAACTTGGTGTTCAATTAAAAGACACAACTCAACAACATAACAGATTGGAAATGGAACAACGTGAAGGTATTTCTACAATGGCAGAAATACGTAGTAAGATTTCAGGCATGAATAGTGCTTTATCTTTATCACGTAGTAATTTCAGTACTGCAGGCGAAAGTGTTAAATCTTATAGATCACATTTGAAAACTTTAAACCAATCTTTTAGAGAGCAAAAAACAGTTTTAAAAGAACTTGAAACTCAATACAAAATTGTTAAACAAACTCAAGGAGCAAATAGCCAAGAAGCGCGAGAACTATCGGAATCTATAAATCATCAAAAGATTCAAATGAATGAATTAGAAACAGAATTAAAACAAACAGCACAAGCTTATAAGGAATTCCATACACAACAAAAGAATGCACAGATTCTAGGTTCTACAGGTTTCGGAAGAATGACCCAAAGTGTTAATAAGTATAGTGACACAATTAATCAAGCAGGTATGAATATGCGTTCAGCTGGTACAAGTGGGTTACTATATATGACAATGCCTATTGTAGCCGGATTTGGTGCAGCAGTTAAAGTTGGTGCAGACTTCGAAGGACAGATGGCAAGAGTAGGTGCTATCGCAGGGTCAAGTAAAAAAGAACTTAAGGCAATGAGTGATCAAGCTGTAGACTTGGGTGCAAAAACATCATTATCTGCTAATGAAGTTGCAAAAGGAATGGAAGAACTCGCAGCACTTGGTATGAATACTAATCAGATTATGGCAGCTATGCCTGGAACAATCAGTGCAGCAGAAGCAAGTGGTGCAGATTTAGCGACTACTGCCTCAATTATGGCGTCTACCTTAAATTCCTTTAAGCTTAAAGCTAGTGAATCAGCTAAAGTTGCCGATATCTTAGCAACTGCAGCTAATGATTCAGCAGCAGACGTTAAGTATATGGGGGATGCTCTTAAGTATGCAGGTACACCTGCTAATGCCTTGGGCGTTTCTTTAGAAGATACTTCAGCAGCAATTGAGATAATGAGTAATAGCGGTCTTGAAGGTTCTCAAGCCGGTACCGCATTACGTGCTTCCTTTATCCGATTAGCGAAACCTTCAGAAAAAGCATCTAAACAAATGGAAAAAATGGGTATTCATCTTGAAAATAGTAAAGGTAAATTCGTAGGAATGCCTGCTTTAATAGGACAGTTCAAAGATGAACTTTCAGGAATGTCTAAAGCTGAAAAGCTAGCGTCTGTAGCTGCAATTGTAGGTACTGAGGCTGCGTCTGGTTTCTTAGCATTGATTGAAGCCGGTCCTAAAAAGTTAGAGAAATACTCTACGTCTTTAAAAAATTCTGGCGGGGCATCTAAAACAGCCGCAGATAAAATGAAAGACAATTTAAAAGGTTCTCTAGAACAATTAGGAGGCGCTTTTGAATCTCTAGCAATTATTATAGGTAATGCTTTTGGTCCGGCATTAAGAAAGTTAGCAGATGCCGTAACATTTGTTGTTGATAAAATAAGTAAATTACCAAAGTCTGTCATTGTAATAGGCACTATACTTACAGGACTTGCTGCAACTATACCGCCATTATTAATTTTATTTGGGTTTATGGCAACCTCAATCGTAAATATTGCGAGTGTTATAGGTCCGTTACTAATAGGTGTTAGTAAAGCAGGCGGTTTAATGGCATTTCTATCTAGTAAGTTAGCTACTGCCACAAGAATGTTTCCGTTATTAGGTAGTGCAATAACATTCGCAGGTGGTCCTTTATTATGGATTGTTGGAGGATTAACAGCATTAGGTATTGGGTTCACAATAGCTTATAAAAAGTCTGAAACATTCAGAAATATTGTGAATAACGCCATAAACGGAGTTAAGCAAACGTTTATTAACGTAGGAAATATTATTAAGGGCTTTTTCCAACTGTTTAAAGGAAATGGACAAGATGGGGTAATAACATTATCAAAAATATTACCTCCTAATGTTGTTGTAGGATTAACTAATTTTGCAACAAAAGTTAAAACTATTTTCTTCCAAGTTGTAAACGCAGTAAAAAGTTTTGGTATGGAAATAGGTAAACAGATTTCTACATTTTGGAAACAAAATGGTGCAGAAATAACGCAAGCTGTTAAGAATGTAGGAAATGTTATATCTACAGTCTTTAAATTTATCTGGTCTTATGTAATCAAACCGATCATGACTCTAATTTGGAATATCATGAAATTATTATGGCCAGCCATAAAGGCTTTAATTGTTAGTGTTTGGAATAATATCAAAGGTGTAATAAAAGGCGCGCTAGATATTATATTAGGAACAGTTAAAATATTCTCTGCTTTATTTACTGGAAACTGGAAAGGTGTTTGGCAGGGAGTAAAACAGGTAGCACTTGGTGCGCTTAGACTTTTATGGAATTTAGTACAATTATGGTTTGTTGGAAAAATACTTAAAGTTGTGAAGTTATTTGGTGGTTTCTTAAAAACTACAATGAATGGAATCTGGAGTGCTATTAAAGGCATTTTCAGTAGATCTCTAGGGGCTATTTGGAATACGACTAAAACGATATTTGGTAAATTGTTCGCAAGTATAAAGGGTATTTTTACGAATACCAAAAACTTCTTATCACGAATCTGGACATCTATTAAAACCTTTATCGTTAAAACGGCAATGAGTATTTGGGCTAATGTACGAAATAAATTTACTGGATTGTACAACTCAGTTAAATCCATTTTTACGAGTGTTAAAAATTTCGCTCAGAAATTGTGGAATTCATTAAAAAATAATGTTGTAAATCTTGCAAAGAGCTTATGGTCCAATGTAAAAAGTATATTTACGAAATTATACAATACTGTAAAAGACTTATTCAGTAGAACGTTTAATTTTGCTAAAAATTTATGGGCGAAATTGAGAAACACAATAAAAGACCTTGCGAGTTCTACATGGTCCAATGTAAAAAATATTTTCACAAAGTTATGGAATTCAGTAAAATCAATTTTTACACAAACATTTAATTTTACAAAAAATTTATGGACACGTATTAAGAACACAATTACTACATTAGTTACTGGTGCTAAAAATGGTGTCATTAATGGTTTCAAGGCCATGTATGATAAAGGAAAGTCCTGGATTAATAAACTTAAAGGTTTCTTATCTGATTCGGTAAGCGGATTTAAGGAAATTGCAAGTAAAGTTGGTAAAGGTATAGCAAATGGCGCTATTTCTGGACTCAACAAAATGATAGATGGGGTTAACTGGTTATCTAAAAAGATTATGGATAAAAAGTTAATTGGTAGTAAAGTTCCTAAATTATCTACTGGTACTGGCAGTAATGGTGATGTGAAAGCTAATTCTAAAGGTCAATTACAGGAAAATACTCTTGCCATGGTGAATGACAAAGGTCGAGGTAATGGTAAAGGTCCTAATGGTCATCAAGAGTTAATCAGAGATAAAGATGGAACGATGTTTGCACCTCGCGGTCGTAACGTAATTGTACCTTTAAGTAAAGGTATGGAAGTTATAAACGGTAAGCAAACCCAATCAATGATTAATAGTGGTATGATACCTAGATTTAGTGCGGGATCTGGCACAAAGAAACAGACTAAAGAGAAAAAAGACCCATTTACTCAAGGTTGGGACGTAGCAAAAGCTACATGGAATGCTGGAACAGATACACTTGCTAAAAAAAGTGGCGAAGTTGTAGGTAAAGCAACATCTAAGGCACTAGAAGTATGGGACTACATTGAAAATCCTAGTAAATTAGTAAAAATTGCACTCGATAAATTTGGTGTAGATTTTTCTAAAATCAAAGGTGTTTATGGAAGTTTTATTAAACATGGATATACTGGTCTAAAAAAAGGATTAGTTAAAAAGGTGATGAGTTGGTTTGATGATGCCGGTGGATACGGAAGTGTTGATGGTTCAAGTATCTTAAAACATGGTATAAGTTATGGATATAGTCCAAATAAACCGTTAGCTGGATATCCTTTATCAATCAATGGCGGTCGACATTATGGTATTGATACTCCACATCAATACGAAAAGATACAAGCACCAACTGGAGGTATTGTAAGAAAACAATATGATCCAGGTGGCGGAACTGTAGCACAAATTCTAAATGGTAAGTTGGCTCAATACTACTTACATTTAACTGATGTGCTAAAAACAGGACGTATTAAAAAAGGTCAAACATTCGCTAAAACGGGTAACAGTGGGGCTAATACAACAGGACCACACTTACACACACAAATTGAAGACCCTGCAGCCAATGCCTTAACAAATAGTAATACCAAAGACCCAGTTAAATTCCTTAAAGGTAAGGGCGGTAAGTCTGGTGGTAGTTGGTTAGGTACAGTAAGGACTGCCTTAAAAATTGCGAAACTGCCTGTTACACAAAAGTATATTAATGCTTGGCTCAAGCAAATAGAAACAGAATCAAGTGGTAATGCTAGAGCAATGGGTGGTAACGACGGACTAGCTGACGGAAATGCAATGGGGCTTGTACAAGTTAAACCTGGTACTTTCAAAGCCAATCAAGGAAAAGGTATGGGTAATATTTGGAACCCACTGCATAACTTAGTAGCTGGTATGAATTATGCTAGAAATAATTACGGATCTAGTTTGTTAAGTGTTATTGGTAAAGGTCATGGATACGCTACAGGTGGTTTAATTAACACACCTGGTTGGTATAACATTGCAGAACAAGGTCATGGTGAATGGATAATTCCAAGGGATCCATCAAGAAGAAATGATGCGATGAAATTGTTAGCATTAGCTGCTAATGATATTAAATCAAACAATAACAAACGTCCGAACCAATTACCTTCTCCGAAAAACGAAACTGGCTATAGTAATAACAGTATTCTGAATAAAGTGATTGAACAACAGAGTGTTCAAATAGAACAAATGAGTAAAGCTATAGAGTATTTAGCACAGCTTGTTGGAATCAATCAAAACATTGCAGATAATCCTATTACACTTGATGGTAGAGTTTTAAACAGAAATAACAATGAACAACAAGCTATAAATATGGCAACATCATTGATGGGAAGGAGTTGATAGTTTTGCCATTTACATTACACGATAATAATATGAATAAGCTAAACTATCCAGTGGGTATTAGATCACTGGATTTTTTGGTATCTAGTATCCAAAAAAATAGATTACTAGAAAAAATTGATGGAATACCAGGTACGGTAGATTATGGATATACCTATGAAGAAAGAGAAATAAGTTTATCGTTTTGGCTGAAACACAAACATGGTGAACATGATTTTAAGTTACTAAGAAGTGAAATTAACTCTATGTTAGATAGTTATTCTTATTTTTATATTAGTGATGATTATCTTCCAAGCAGAGTTTTAAAAATATCAATAGATGAAAGTTATCAACCTGAGAGAATTATGCATAGTCGATTTTCTAATTTAGAACTAAAGGCAACTATTATAGGATTACCATTTTGGAGAACCAAATACACATCACAAGAACTAAATGATGAAGGTTATACTGCAATAGTTGATAAATATGGTACTGCTGACAATATACACATTGATCATACTCAATACACATATAAAACAAATGAATTTACCATATATAACTCGGGTAATGTGACAATAGACCCTAGACATATGGAATTATCAATAATGTTAAGGTATGTCAATTCTCCAGGTAACTTTACGATTGAGAACGTAACAACAGGAGAAAAATTTGTTTATAAATCAGCTATTAATAATAATCATTTAACATTAGATGGTACTAAAGTAAATGTTGGTGTATATAACAGGTTACGTGATAGCAATAGACAATTTATATCATTAGTAAAAGGTGTAAACAAAATAAAAATATACAACGGGACTTTCGAAGAAATCAAATTCGATAGTCCTTTTTATTTTAAATAAAGGAGTGATAATCATATGGCTAGAAAAACAATCGACGCACTGTTTGATAGAACAAACTTATTAAGCGTTAACGATAATTTTGAAGAACTATTTAAAGAAAAAGATTCACAAAATAATGCTATTAATACCTTTAATGCTGAAATACAGCGAGTTAAACAAAACAGTGAGAGTTTTATCAATAAATCAAATGAGATTCTTGAAAAAGCAATTGAAAATAATGAAATGAACCAAAACGTACAATCTCAAATCAATGATTTAATACTAGCTGAGGGACAAAGCGATGCCGAAGTTGTACAAGCGCGAGGGAATCATCCTGTTTTAAACGAAAGGTTAAATACAATTGACGGTGAAGTAGTAAGTGTATCAGAAGTTGCTAAAGAATATGATTTGAAAACAAATAACATTTCAACTAGAGCAGCAATTGCGATTAAAAAGATGAATACGTCACCTGAAGAATGGTTAGGTAACTCTATTAAAATTTGTGTATGGGGGAATTCTTTAGGCGCAGGTAATGGCGCATCTAGTGAGTCATTATCATGGCCAAACAGATTAAAAAACACATTAAATAGATATTCCCGAACAGGTCAAGTCGTAACAATGATTAATCGTTCTATTGGTGGTTATTACGCAAGCCAAGTGAACGATCAGTTTCCAGAGCCAAGTGGTGCAGATATCTCAATTATTTCATTTGGTACAAATGAATTTAATAAAGTACAACGTACTGAATTATATGCTGAAGCATTAGAGAATATTATTAAAAAAGAGGTAGAAGGTGGCTCTACTATTGTTTTAACAACAATGCCACAGTGGGGTAGTAAAGACTGGCAAGTTAAAGCTTCAAACGGAGCAATGGAGGACTATAACCAAATTGTTCATGATTTAGGTAATAAGTATAATATTGCAGTTCTAGATTTATATAAAGAAACAAGAAACCTCGACTGGTCAGCTTACAAAACTGGTGAAGCTGCACCACATATTCATCTAAATGACTTAGGTTATCAAATGTTATCCGAAAAAGTCGCAGCATTTATTGGTTTCCAAACGCCAGGTACACTAAGACAACTTAAGAACAATGATTTCTTAGGGGTTAGAGCAGGTGTTGATGGCATTAAATACGTTGGTGACTATTTATATTTATCGGAGTCTGAAAACTATCCAACACCTTCAGAAGCTACTCAAAATAAAGGTACTGCAATATCATCAGGCAATGATGAAAAGACGTTTCATTATGCTGTTAACATTGATGAAGATAATCTAGCATTATTCCCTAACTTCAAATTTACTAAAACAGATGGTACGGAATCATTAACGATATATATAAACAACAGAAATAATCCATTTGATTATTCAAACACATTTATAAATGGTAACTCATTTAATAGATCCGTTGGGTTGAATACCAAAATATTAAGATTTAGTGATTTTACTAAACATGCCAATCAATATAATACACAAAACATCTACGCTAATTCTAATATGCCTTTACACAATATAATGTTTCCAGTTGCTGGTCACTATACACTAACTGTAAAAGTTAAAAACTGTGATTTCTTTGGTTTTGATTGTGTGGGTGGGAATATCGCAAAACTTATTCAAAGTAAAAACGATACAGGTTGGATACCTTTATCTTTAACAGGCGTATCCAATACAGACTCAAATAAACCAAGTGCATACAGAAAAATCGTAGACGGGGATAAAACAGAAATTCAATTAAGAATTGCAGTAAACGGAACAACAGGACAAGTATTTGCGACATTACCATCAGGCTTTCATCCAGGTCAATTAACAAGATTACCTGCCTTTAGTGGGACGGATAATTCAGGGTTAGTAATTGGTGCAAGTGGTAATTTAGTCGCTACTACTGGAGATAGTCACGATTTTAGATGCACACAACCTATTGTGTTATAGGCTAGGAATTACCCTAGCCTTTTTTATTTTATATAAAGGCAGGTGTGAAAATGTATATCAGAGATTTAAAGAATAATGAATACTTTCTTGAGGGTGTTGTATCGCATGATCAAGAATTAAACGGTGATGAACGAATTGATATAGACATTCATTACACAAATAATAATAGCGAGTTTCTAACACAACATGACGATTTAAAAATGTGGACTATCGTATTTGAGAATAAAGAATACGTCATTATATCTAGCAAGATGTCTGGTAAAGGTAGTAAATATATGATTAGTGTTACAGGTATTTTATATGTGCTTGATTGGCTAAATAGTAATCGTGTTTATCAACGTATAGATGCCAGTTTAACAACTACTGAAGCTTTTGATATCGTTTTTGAGAATTCACCATTCACATATATATTAGTAGATTCAGCTACTTCTGAACAATTTGAAGGTTTAGGAGATGGAGAAACTAAACTAGAAGTATTTAAGACATTAATCGATCGTTATGGCTATGAAATGAATATTGTAGGTAATGTTGTTTATCTACAATCATTAGTTGGTAACGACACGAGCTTTGAGTATAGATACAAAGTAAATGCCAGTAACATAACGAAAGAAACGAACGCTGCTGATTTATGGACATATGTTAAAGGTTATGCAGATTATGATGATAATGAAGAAGATGTTGAAAGCAAAGCAAAAATAAAACGTGATTATGTTTCGCCACTAGAATCAATCATTGGTAGTCGTAGACATGCACCACCTGTAAAAGATGGACGTGTTAAATATAATAGTGTTCTTGATAAGAAAATGAAGGAAGTTGTAGATAATAGTGTTCAAATCTCATTCAGTGCAGATATAAATGATATGTCACAACATGGTTACGATTATCAACATGCAGTTGTAGGTGACAGAGTTTTCTTAGTAGATGAACGTATTGGACTAAATACTGAAATTAGAGTGGTACAAATTTCACGTACAATCAATGCTAATAATGAATTAAGAAGTATGGAGATAACATTTGGTACTCAGCCATTATCTGAATCATATAGTGCTAACTTTAACAATGCAGTTAGTAGTATCAATGATTTATTAAGTGGTCGTAAGTCGTTACCTTTCGCTGCTTTAGATATTGTAAGTAAATCAATGGTCAGCAAAATTCAAGCGACCACTTCTGAAATTGTATATGACAGTAACGGTCAACACTTTATAGATAAACGAAACAATAATAACATCATGACAATGAACAGTAGTGGGCTATTACTTTCAACAGACGGAGGACGAACAGCTAAAACTGCAATTACAGCTGAAGGTATAACAGCCGATGCTATTACTTCAGGTTCAATTACAGCCAACTATGTAAGAGGTGGTACCTTTTACGGGGATAATATGACATTGGAAAACTCACTTATTATAAGTGGTGTGAATAACGGTATAGAAGGTAAATTTAGTTATACTGATTCAGCTGATAGTTATATACCAAGAAGGTATGTAGGTGAATATAGAATTAATAACCAAGCATTGTGGTTTAAAGGAAATATATGGCGTGATACTGGACAATTCTTAGGTTATAATACTTCATTCTTTGCGCATGACTCTGTAAAGTTTCGTAGATATGAGAATGAAGATGCATATACGAATAATGACCCTTCAATTAGTACATTAGATTTAACCTATCAACATTTAAGATTAAAAAGAGATGGATATCCAGAATTGAAATTAGAAAACACAGGTATAGCAACTATCCCACAAATTGTAGGTGTGTACGAGTTAATCAATAGAGAACGTAATATAGAAGTGAACGTGGCACATTCAAATGGTGGTGCTGATTTAATGGTAGGTGTTGACCAACAAGGTGGTTTTATTAAATCTAATGCTACTTACGGACGTACAACATCAGGGAATGCAAATGTTTATATTGGTGAATCAGGCGCTTTATATCGTAGTAGTTCAGCAATGAAATACAAAACAGATATTAAACGAGAAGCACCAACTAATTACAAAGCTATCTTAAACTTACCTAGTGCTAACTGGATAGATAAAGAAGAAAAAGAATATGGGATTGTGAAACAACGATACTTTGGGCATATTGCCGAAGATTTAATAGAAGTTGGATTACCACAATTCGTTGAATATGGTAAAGACCAAGAAGTTGAAAGTATTATGTATGAACGTTTAATATCACCTTTATTAGAAGTTGTTAAAGATCATGAGCAACAAATAAAAGAGTTGGAGGAAAAAGTGAATGGAATTAAATAATATGACTGTATCTGAAAAAGTCTTATTCAGTAGGTTACAACAAGAACAACAAATATCTATTAACTTACAAATTAGGTTAGAAGAAACGTTGCAAGAGTTAGAGAAGTATAAAGAAGATAACGCAAAGTTAGAAAAGCAATTACAAGATGATAAAGCATAAGGCACTTATTTCGGTAGGTGTCTTTTTTTATATAAATAAATTACAGAGAGTGGGTGTCGTATGAATGAAAAGGAAGGTTTCAAAATAGAAGGTATAATCGCTAGTTTATGCTTATTTGGTTTTGGGTTATTAACTGGAGAAAGAGGTATGTTCTGGATAGCAGAAAGCGATGCAGTTATTAAAGATTCTGATTTATACGTAGCTTTGAATCAAATCATGCCATTAAGTATCTGGGGGGTATTTTTCTTTTTAGGTGGCGTATGTTTGATTTTAGGTAGTGTATTTCTACCAAGTATTAATCATTCTAAAAAAGCTGCGTTATTTATTATGATAGGTGGTTTAATATCATCTATTTTCTACTTTATTATGTCAACGGTTGGTGTGTATAATGCTTTAAATTGGTTATCATGGGTTCAATATCTTACGTTCTGGGCTTTAACAGCCATTCTTACTTTTGTAGGAGGTAGTTACTTATGGCAGAAGAAGTAGATAAATATGTCTTACGTCATGAGTGGGAACATTCAAGAGGTAAAATACACCAACGTATAAATGAAGTAGATCAAAAACACGATGATAAATACCACAGTTTAGAAATTGCAATTGTGTCGATGACTGAAGTTAACAAGCAAATGGTCGAAGTTAATAAGGACGTTAAAAAGGAACTTGTTAAGCTAAATAGCACAATGTCTCAACAAAATGATGAGATAAAAGATATCAAGTATAAAACCGAAAAGAATACAGAAGATATCGAAGAAAACAAAGAAGAATTGAAAATATATAAAGAAGAAGTTAAGAAAAGGCAAAAGGACAATATTACGCTTTTTAAATGGTTCATAGGACTATTAATGGGTGGTGGTGGTTTAGTGCCATTCATCGGGCTATTCTTTAAATAATAAGGAGGATAACTAATGAAAATCAACTGGAAAGTTCGTATTAAACAAAAATCATTTTGGGTAGCCATTATATCGGCTATCCTTTTGTTTGCTCAACAGGTATCAGGTGCGTTTGATTACGACATCACAGTATATACAGACCAAATAACGAATATCGTTAACAGTGTGTTAGGTGTATTGGTGCTATTAGGTGTCGTACAAGACCCAACAACCCGTGGTATCAAAGATAGTGAACAAGCACAACAATATCAGCAACCAAAATAAGTCGGCTAAATAGTCGGCTTTTTATGATGCCTTGGTTATAACAGTGCAGTTATAGCCAAGAAAAAAACTAAAGGAGTGGAGATATGTTAAATGCGATAGACTATTTAACTAAAAAAGGGTGGAAGATATCAAGCGACCCGAGAACGTATGATAACTATCCAAAGGATTATGGTTATAGGAATTATATTGAAAACGGTGTAAATTATGATGAATTCTGTAAAGGTTATCATAGAGCATTTGATGTCTATAACAACTCAACGGATAATGTACCAGCTGTAACAAGTGGGACAGTTATTACATCAGACCAATACGGTAACTTTGGCGGAACAATTGAGATACGTGACAGTAACGGCAACGATTGGATATACGGCCACTTACAACGTCCGTCACTAAAATTTAGTGTAGGCGATAAAGTCAATCAAGGAGATACCGTTGGTTTACAAGGTTCTTCTAATTATTATGATAATCCTATGTCTGCACATCTACACATTCAATTGAGATCTAAAGGGACTAAAACAGATGAAGTTTCATTAGTGTGTTCAGGAATGCCAATTGAGAAATACGATATTACAAAATTGAATCAGAAACTAGATAAATCTAAAAACAAAGGAGCTAATAATATGAAAGTTATTAATCAAACAATTACAGGTTACAATATGCCAAATCGTGGGGGTAATCCAAAAGGTGTGGTTATTCATAATGATGCGGGAAGTTCATCAGCACAACAATATTACAACTCACTTATAAACGCACCATTATCAAGATTAGAAAACGGTATTGCACATTATTATATTGACCGTAACACAACATGGAGAGCGCTTGATACATTTAGAATTGCTTGGCATACTGCAAATACAGATGGAAATAATAACTATATTGGTTATGAAGTTGTACAATCTATGTCAGCGAGTGATAAAGATTTTAAAGCTAATGAACAAGCTGTATTTAAACAAGCAGCAGAAGATTTGAAATATTACGGCTTACCAGTAAATAGAAACACAGTAAGACTTCATAATGAGTTTGTGGCAACACAATGCCCGCATAGATCAATGGCATTACATGCTGGTTACACATCAAGTCAACGAGCGCCACAATCAGTTGTGAATAAAACAAAAGATTACTTTATCAGCCAAATTAAAAATTATTACAACGGTGGCACAACGCCTAAACCACCTAAAACAACATGGAAATGGTCTGGCAAAGCAACAGCTAAAAAAGGTGTATCTCCAATCGCAGCTAAGAAAAAACCAGGTTTAAACGAACCAGCACTACCATCATCAAATAATATCTTAGCAGGTCAATATATCAATTTCTTCTCAGTAACTAAAAAAGACGGATACTGGTGGACAGAGTTTGAATACCCAACTAATCCAAAAGCTGGACGATTTTACTGTGCATTAGGACCAATTACACACAAAGATGAGAAGTTAGAAAAAGAATCAAAATTATGGTTTGATTTGAAGATTACAAGTAAAAAGTAGTATTATATGTTTACCCTATTTAGTTTAACCGCTAGGTAGTTCATACACACAAACCCCACTTATACGCAGAGTGGGGTTATTTTTTTATTATTAAATTTGTTTGTAAGATAATTAATCGGGTATTTGTATCTTGTATCTATTATTAATACAAGATTAATTGAAGGGAATAAGTTTTATGAAAGAAATTAATTATCAAGATTTAAGCGATGATTTATTGTATGTTTCTACATTGTTAAATGAAAAATTAAATGGAGACTTCAACAATGATGTAGAAATAGCGATATTAGAAGAATGTATTACTAAATTAAAAAGTACTACCATACAAAATCCTGATTTTAAAACTGAAGTGTGATTAAGTATGTTAAAATAACTTTAGACATATTAAACACAAAATGACGGCGAGCCTACTCATATAATTGAGTAGGTTATTATTTTGGGTTATGTAATATTAATGATATAATTTCTATAGTTTGAATCTATTATCTCTGTTTTAGATTTAAACTCATATTTAAAAATCCTTTGCACCTCACTAATAAGTGGGGTGTTATTTTATTTGTATTTATAAATGTCAATTGTCATAGTATAATGTATTTTAATACTTACATATATAAAAGGGAATCTTATGAGGAAATACATTGAATATTTATTAGATAGTGATTTAAGTAGTTTGTCTATTGCTAAAAAAACGGGCGTACATCAAAGTACAATTCACAGGTTGAGAAAAGGCGAACGTACCATTGATAATTTAAGTTTTAAAAATGCTGAAAAACTATATGAATACGCAAAAGCCCACCTAAATAAATAGGGAGATGTGTCACATATTGTACGAAAAGTTTACATTTTGCAACCTTTTTTGATTTACAAAGTAACATAAAAGATGTATATTTATATTTGAAGGATGCGTATATCTATCTTACTTGCCATTCTTCCTAACTGTCCGTTAGTACTGTTTGTAGTACAATAGGAGTGTGTTGTACAGCCTTGACTGTGGCATAATAACAAGTCGTCGGTCCTGGTGGATGACACCCTTTTCACCCACACTCATATACATAATCCTTGCTGTTCATTTAGCAAGGATATTTTTTTGAAATGAGGGATATAATTGGAAAACTCTGCATATTACATCGTGAATAATGATAGCGATATTGATTTCCAATATATCCTTAATGATTATATTGAAATATTCACAAGAAAAAAATTAATTGTAACAACAACATATAAAAAATTAGAAACATTTGAAATTAGGTTTGATAAGTTTAACTTACCTCATTTATTGGGACTACATAAAGTACTTGAAAAAAGAGCTACTAAAATTTTACAGGATATTGTTGAAGGTAAACTAGATATAGAACATTTAAAAAGCCATACAAGTTATGGAGATATAAAAGATCGGATTTTAAGTTATAATTTCTTGCACAGGTGTTTTATTCTAAATGTTGTTAAGTTATGTATCATTATTGATTCTAATGATAGAAATCCTCAAAATTTAGATGTAGTATTTATAGATGATATGAATAAAAAAAGTATATTAATTGGGCTTAGAAAAGCAAGAGGACAAAACTTTTACGTCCCCACAACAATGTATGTCATTAAAAATCATAGCGAGTATTTATTAAAAAGAAGAACTAACATAACTAATATGACGTGGTTAGATTACAACTAAACCCACCTTAATTGGTGGGTTCTTTTTTATATGGTTTTGTTGAATCATCTATTAACTTGGTAATATTTTTAAGTCTAGACAACAATTCATTCCTAACTTTATGATCTTCAATATAATCTATACTTTTAAATATTTCGCTATTTTCTATATATTCAATATTTTTTAAAGCTGCATTTATTAAATTTAAATTATAAGAAACTTTATTTGTGGCATCAATACTTAAGTGCATATGATATTCAAATAAAATTTTACTTAATTCATCTTTATAATCGCTGAGTTTCGAAGAAATATTTTTGTCGTCTATTATTTGGATACTAGTCAATATCGAGTATACATAAGCTGATTTTGTATGGTATGTCTTATTATTAAAATCAAAAAATTTCTCATCTTTTATTTCTACATTAACGGTATAAGTTAATAAACCTATAATAATATTATTAATATTTGATAAGTTTCTTCTTTGTATTGATGTTATATGATTAACCATGTTTAATGTTTTTAAATTTTGGTTTCTTTCAACTCTTTTATCTTTCCTAATAGCCCAAAATACACTGATTAATGCGATTAATACAGATAAGAATGTTACAAAAGTCATAATAAGATTCACAATTACTTCGACAACTTCTATAGCTTTTACATCAAAAAAAGCAGGATTATTAATAGCTTGGTACAATAAAAATTTTAAATATTCCATATTATCCTCCGAAAAAAAACTATACTTAATAATTAGTCTACTCTATCTCCACAATACAATCCATACTCAA